GTAACGAGCCAAGCCGGAACAGCGTAGAAATACGAAGCGCCGACGATCACGCGGGCGATAACCTGGATAACGTTGATGATGTTAGCACCAACGCTCATCGACGGAATGTCTTTCAGTGCGATGAAAGGACCAACGACGAAGTCGAAGGCGGTCTTGACAAAGCCCTTGACGAAGGACCAGATGGATTTGACGAAGTTCATGGTAAAGCTCCTTGAGTGAAATAAGAGGTAAAGTTTAGACTGCGAGTTTTGCTTCGACTGCGATTTCGTTTGGCATTCTGTCGATTGCCGTAATTACAACTGTGTACATCCAAGCTGACGCTGCAACAAACCCGATGAGGTTCGCAACGGCAACTGGCAAGATCACGGAAAACATCAACGTCAGCGCAGTTGTTACCAGCGCTACAAACGTCATCATAACCGTCACCACCAGCGAGCTAATCAGCACGCCGATGATGAATGACAGATAATTCTTCGCGGTGAGCACAATCGGCACACCGTTGATACGGGATACAACTGGAGCGACTAACTCCACAGCTTTGGTCATTGCGTAGGTCACCGGCACAGCCAGCCAACCACACACACGCATAAAGACACGTTTCAGCAAATTCATTTTAATTCTCCTTAATAGATCGGACCTGGACCATTATGGGCTGGGGCAGGGTGACCTGAAACATAAGCGGAAGCGTTTAAGACGGCGGTCAAGCCATACCCCAACACTGAATGCAAGAACCAGCCCATGGTAATAAACCAGAGCGTGGAAGGCAACACGATAAAGAACGACAGCACGAACAGCAAACGCAAGGCGATGCCGAACGTTGCTACGACTTTGGCGTACGGATTCTTGTTCGCTTTGCTCACCACAGCGATGAACGGGCTCACAACGAAAAGGGTGAAGGACTTGACCAAATAGAAGCCAGCCTTCAGAAAGCGTTTAACGAAGTCCATGACTGGCTCCTTTCTTGTAAATTAAGCGGCGACGAAATCGTTCAGCGCGACTTCTTTCTTGGCAGGGATAACAACCTTGTTGACGATCAGCTTGACGTGCACCATGTTAGCGATGGTGTCGATCATGTTGAACAGGAAGAACACGCAAGTGATGCCGCTGATCATCAGAGCGAGCAACACTGCGATTTCCACTGGCAACACCAGAGCCAGCAGCAACAGCACCGCGGTGGTGACAACGTAGCGCACGCCGTAGATGAAGAAGTACCAGGCCGTGAAGACGACAGCGCCCAGGGCAAAGCCAGCAGCGACTTTGAGGTAGTCGGTGAAGCCAACTTCTTGACCTGCCAACTTCAAGTTTGACACGGTCGAGGTCAGGTCGATAACAACCTTCAGTGCTTTAGCGAACTGGTTAGCGACAAAGTTGCGGATGCGGCGATACAGGTTTTTGATGAAATTCATTTGAAGCTCCTTGTTGTTGATTATTTAGTCTTAAAGACTTAGAGGGTGAATTCGGTTACGCGGTGACGTGGATGAATTGCAGGAACTCATCCAAGGGGTGGTCATGCCCATAAGCCAACGCAGCAATGACCAGTACAACAGCGATGAAGAAATTGAATTTCATTTCGCTCTCCAGATTACTTCAGTTGCTGCGCAGCGATGAGGATCGTTGGGATCGACAGGAATGCGAAAGCGATGGCGAGACCGCCCCAGATAAATACTTTTTTCATGATGTTCTTTCAGTTAAGCCGCAGCTTTGATTTTCGAGTTTTTGCCCTTAGGCGCTTTGTAGGTCTTCGCTTTCATTGCTTTTTCGATACGGACCAGAGCATCCTTGTCGTCAGCATTGTAAGCGTTGTAAGCTTCGTTGAGCGAATAGTTACGGAACTTCGCCAGGTCAGCAATACGATTGTAGATCTCAGCCAGTTCATTCTTACGAACGATTTTAGCTTGTTCAGCTTCAGCAACATCAGCAGCATCAGCGTTAAAGGCTGGTGCATTCGCTGCTGGTGCGTTTGGTGCGGCAACAGGTGCAACGGCTTTCTTGGAGAACAGACCCGAGAAGAAAGCGCAGACTTTACGGAAGATACCTTTGATGAAGTTCATGTGAAGCTCCTTAATGGATTATAGGGGAAAGAAAAGGCCGATTGAGATCGATTCCTTTTCCTATTCACACTAAGGATATAGCCCTGAGATTTTCTAGCTCCACATGGTTTCAGCTTTTACGGGTCAGCCTTTTAGATAAGGATTGGTAAAGGTACATGCGTCTTAGGACCTTGGTGCTTCTTCCACGTGTCCGCTGTACCGCCATCAGCAGGTTGATTGCCTTCACCAAACGTGTAGGCCAGCATCTCATCAGCCAGAGCCACTTTGGCGTTCCTAGCGAACATCCCACCTATTCCTGGTCCAGGTGGTTCACAGCCGATGTGAATGTCAGCTACGCCACTTGCCCACGACCTGGCGATTAGTTCTGCGATTTGACCTAACGTATCGCGCTGAATCGTTTCACTGAACAAACGGTGGTAGTAGTTAGCTGCACCTCCCGCACTTTTAAAACCACTATCGACAAACTTCCCGTTTACAAAAGGCGCCGGGAGATGCAACGTAACCCCACCGGCGTGACCGCAAAGATACATGATGACTGCGATATGATCAGCCCAAGCAGCCCCACCTGACACGACATGAGATCCTTTCGGGATGCGGGAACGCGCATCGTTTAACATCCACTGCCATAACGCAACAGTCATGGGTTTGGTTTTGTCACGACCTGCTGTACCGATGATAGCAATTGACATGTAAAGCTCCTTAAAAAGAATTGTTTGGCGAATCCCATTGACTCTGTCTAAGTGATATAGCTGCTGACTAAAATAGCACCACATTTATTCTAACAGCATACAACCCACCAGACCCGAAGGTCCGGCGGGCGTTACGCTTTATACGCTGGTATCAGGTTCAGGCTTTGGCGCTTCTGGGTTAGCGGGAGCCGCTGCCGACTGATTGGACGTATCGGTGGAACCGTCAGCGGGAGCTGGGGTCGTCGATGTGTCCGAGTTAGCTGGCGTTGACGCATCAGCGGCCGGAGCCGGAGTTGGGTCGGTGTCAGCTGGAGCCTGGTAGTCCGTCACTGGTTCAACGATTGCTGGATCCGATTCTGCTGGAGCGCTCGAGGTATCAGCTGGGGCTGCATCGCTAGCGACTGGTGTCGTCTCAGCCGGAGCTGGGGTTTCTTCAGCGGCCGGGGTTGACGAATCACTTGTTGCAACCGTAACTGGTGTGTCGTCGGTTGCGCCGGCGTACTGTGGCTGCTCAACTGGAGCGTCCGTTACCGGGGCTTCAGGTTCTGCTGGTGCCACGTATTCCGGTTCGTCTGACGCTGGTGCGTCTTCGACTGGGATATCCGTTGCCGGGTCCATTTCGATTGGAGCATCTTCACCTTCGGCCGGTACGTCAGCTTCTGGTTCAACTGCCACTGGCGCAGGGTCTTCGGTTACAACTGGGGCGGTTTGCTGGGGAGCAGGATCTGCTTCAACGGCTTGCTCAACCGGATCAGGGGTTTCTGTTGTCGCAGGAAGATCAGTAGGGGTGGTGTCGGTGGCAGGTGTTTCATCGGCAGGCGTTTCCGTTACGGGTTCATCGTCCAGCGGGATGTCGGAAGCGGGATCCATTTCGATCGGCGCGTCAGCGTCCACTGGGGCTGGTGCTACGGTACCACCATCGCTAGCAACGGCCGGCGTATCGGTAACCACCGGGTCTGCTGTTGGTGTTGGATCCGAAGGGTCTGCTGGCCAGGTTACTGGCGTATAGACGATTGGATCTGCCGCCACGGGTGTGGTAGCGTCAGCGGGCGCTGGTTCAGCAGTGTCAACTGGTGCGGATGGATCAGCAGGAGTTTCCGCGGTCGGTTCAGTGCTCGTTGCCACTGGGTCGACGGGAGCAGGTTCTTCAGCGACCGGGTCTGCTGGGACAGGCGCTGGTTCTTCAACTGGCGCCGTTGCGACAGGGTCGGTCGAAGTGTCGGCAGGAACAGCCGGCTCTGCATCTGGTGTGGCGGTAGGCTCCGGATCAACTGGTGCACTTGCAGCTGGAGCGCTGTCAGTTTCGGTTGACGGATCTGCCGACACTGGAGCCGTTGCATCAGGCGTTGTTTCTGCCGGAGCGTCAGCGGGAGTTGCGGTCGGGGCAGGATCGGTATCAACCGGAGCCGGTGTTTCGGTTGGAGCTGGTTCGACTGGGGTCGCATCGGCTGGTGTGTCCGTGGTTGGGGTGGTGTCGACCGGGGCTGTTACAACTGGAATATCGGCAACCGGGTCAGTTGTTCCATCCACGGGTCCCGATACGTCCACACCGGAATCGACCGCAGTCGGTTCTTCGGCAGCAGGATCTTCTTGACCGGCGCTCGGTTCTTCAACTGGTGCCGTTGTAACTGGCGATGCGTCTGCTGGAGTGTCGTTGACGGGTTCACTTGGCGTTACCTCGGTAGGTGTCGGCTCTGGATCGACCGGCTCGGTCGTAGGGGCGGTATCGACCGGCGCTACTGGTGCGGGCGTAGGATCGGTTTCCACTGGCGTTGCCACTGGGTCTGCGGTAACTGGTACATCAACCGGCGCCGTAACGACAGGGGTGTCGTCGGCAGGTGCCGTTACTGGAGCAGGATCTGGCTCGACAGGTGCGGTAACGACAGGGTCGGTGACTGGCGCCGGAGTATCGACAACGGGTGTTGGTGTTGGGTCGACTGGGTCAGCCGGGATAGCGACTGGTGCCGTTGGTGTTGGCAGCGCGTCAAGTGGAAGAACAGCCTCGATGTGGTCGACGCATTCCTGGGGCACATCAGGCGCGGCTGTGGCGGTGTCGAGCAGCTTGATCAGGGTTGCGGTATTGAAATTGCTAGCGGTGATCTCGGCGCGGGAGTAGTCTTCGCTTGCGGTGACAGTCGGGCCGGTAGCGAACCAGGTAGTTTCGGCAACGTCGTTGTTGACCTTAACCTCGCTGTCGAAAGTGAAGGCCGTGCCGACGTCTTTGATAGCGCGCTCGATCTGGAAAAGCAGTTCGGATTGTTCGAGTTGTTCTTTGGCGGCTTCGAGCATCAACTCGAGTTCATCGATTTCGTACTGGATAGCGTTGATGAAGAAGCGGGCGCCTTCAGGTACTGCGACGGGAAAATTGCGTGGTGGCGTTTCGACTGCCCAAACTGGCTGGTCAGCGTGAGTTAACAGATGAAAAATGTGATTCATATTGTTTTTTCCTTTTGTATTTACATCGGTGGATAAGGCACTGCGCACACTATTAGCCTGTTGATTTATTTAAATTTAAACCAAAATCCCCGAGTATTTACGCAGATTTCTCTTTATCCGCAATAAGCGTTTTGATGAAGCTAATTAGTTCGGCTGGTTCGTTTTGTTCTTCTGCAATTTCCAGGAAAGTCTGAAGTTCAGGTATGCCAACGAACGGAGAATAAATAGCGATGGTTGTCCAGTCTTCAAAACCTGGCAATGTTTGACCTGATGCAGCCGAGGCTACCCAATAGTCACCCTCATTGATGCTAGGGATTGGATAGAACAGACAACGCTTGACGTCGGCAATTGTTTTCATGGGGCGTTTCCTTTTGAAAGCCTAATGCTTCACGCAAGTCAGCAGGGTAATTTGCGTTATAGAAAGCTGCCCTTAACTCTGCCATACGGCTAGCGCCAAGCTCTTCTACACTAACGACACTGTAACTGCCGTCACGGTTGTTCACATACCAGGGATGCGTAGGAGCTAACTGAATGAGCTCTTGACCAAAAAGAGGTGAAGTGCAAAGTAGCGGAAAGTTTGACTCAGCCAAAGCTGACATGGCGGTTCCCTTAAACTAAATGACCTAAGGCGCGGCGCAGGTCCAGTGGGTAGTCTGGCGCTGAGAAAGCAAACTTCAGTGCTTCGACGATCGGTGCTGGCATGCTGCTTTGCCTGATAGGGCGGTAATGGTTGTTACCTTCGTCGAGACACCACTCCGTGTCAGATGAAAACTGCACCAGCGTAACGCCAGGTAGATGGATCGGTGAGGTACACTTCAGTAAATCTTTGTAGAGCGGGGCTTTGTTTGACGTCATTTGAGTTGGCTCGAGAAGTGTTTCGATTTGCGTAATGAGTGCAGCAGGTTCGTTTTGCTCTATTGCGATCTTCCGGAGAATTTCTAACTGTGCCAGCTTAAAGCATCCAGGTAAAAGAGCGATAGGTGTCCAAGACCAACCTAGCCAGATTTGCCTTAAGGGATCGTTAGGTGTTGCTACCCAATGCCCTCCTGGGCTACCACCGAACGCTTCACTAAGAAAGCGAAAGCGACAGAGCTTTTCGAAGGTCGGTACTGTGGTTTGCATTTGAATTCTTTTCTATTTAAAAGGGGTTTTCCCCCACGCTATTAGAGGCTCGCCTCCGGCTCGCCTAGGAGTTAGACCCCCTTTCCCCCAAACCATTTTCTATTCTTCCCAACTCCGCTACGCTGCGTTGCAGACGCTTCGTTTCACTTCGCTATTTCGCATAAACATATAGAGACCTTATAATTTTTTACCACATCGAGAATCCTCGGTGAATGAAGGTCTTTTTGCTAGTTAACCTTGGAATGGCAAGGATTGGTTCAAAGTTCCCCTATGACGCTCTTCACGCGCTCTAAAGCGCTTCCAGAGCTCAAGGTAGAATCAAACTAAAGCAAAAGCAAACGGTAAAGCATTACAGGAAACTCTCTGCCTTAAAAACAGAAGCTAAAAAATAAATGTCTGTGTGAGCTGGCGGCGCGTTGTCAAAAAGACAACAGTCCGATAAATCTTCATTTAGAGCTATCCCATTCTGTGACAACGCAGCTCACGATCAACGGAGTGTGTTGACAACGACTTTCTATTTCAATTAAAGGATTTACCATGAACATGCGCAAACTGTTGGGTACCCGCAATCGCCACCACCTGGCCGTCGAAGAGTTCGACACTGAGAACCCAGCTCCTGTTTCGGCAGAAGACGCGACCGTCGTCATGAAAGGCCCGTTGGCCGATGTGTATTCCGACGCCCTGGCCAAGGTCTACGACAAAGCCAATGACCCGGCTATTGCTGAAGATCCAGCGACCAACCCAGAAGCCAAGCCGGACCCAGCTACTGGCCAGCCGGACGAAATCAAGCCAACCGACGAAGTCGAAGTCGACACCTCGAACATCGTTCCGAAAGAAGGCGAAACCGCCGAGACCGTCGAAGCTGCTATCGTCTCCGAAGTCGGCTCGATCGTTCTGGAATCGCAAGCCATCGACGCCGCTGTCACCCAATCGCTGGCCGCTGCTCTGTCGGACGAAGCGCCATCGGACGGTTCGTCCTACGAAACCATGTACGCCATCGACGAAACCCAAGTTACGCCAACCGACGTCAAAGATGTCACGGCTCTGCTGGCTGAAGCCGATGCGCCTGAAAACGTCACCGTCATGATCGACAATGTCGTGACCGGCAGCATGGCTGACCTGGACTGCCCGCAGGCGATGGAAACCAAAGAACTGGCCGTCGCGCTCGAATCGATGGTTGTCGCCATGGGCGGTAATGTCGTCCGCGGCTTCCCAGCTTACGTCGCTTCACGCAAACGCTAAGTAAACATTGCCTAGCTATTAACAGCCCCGCTGGGAAGCCCTGGCGGGGCTGTTATGCCGCCTTAACGTTATCCTGTGTGATTACCCGGCTAACAAAAGGTTTCTAATGACTCTGCTGATAAAAAATGTTTTTGAAATCGAATGCAAGGAGGTGACATTCGATACGATGCTGGCTAAAAAGCTGGTTCAATACCAACTCGCTTTCGTGGCGAAAAACGATGAACACGTCAAGTTTTTCGGTGGTCACTTAACTGGTGTCCAGGTTGTGCGCTTTACAGAATCGGATCAAGCGGTATGGTTCGATGAAATCTTACACTGCAACCAGCCGAAGCTTCAGAGAGCGCTGTTTGAACTGCCGACGGTGGACCCTGACCATAAGGTCGCCTCGGACGCTATGAATCTTTCTTGCATTTGGTTAGTGCACGGTTTGATCAATGCGCACGGCATTCAAGAGAAGTTGCGCCATGATGCGTTGATGTCAGTGATCTTGGTGTTGCAGTACAAGTTCTTGACCAGTCGTCTTTACCGTCACTTCACTTACCCGGCTGAAAAAGCTGTCGCTGAAGCGACGTATGCTTCCTTGTCAATGAAGTTCGACTTGAAGCAATACGGTAGCTGGGGAGCGTATCTGCATGGCCGGGCTGAAGACATCCTGGACTCGCATACACCGCGCTTTCGTCAGTTCATGCAAATGGGTGACGACCGAGAGATCGAAAAGATTGTCAACGATATCCAAACACGTTTGCGTAAAACCTTGAAGCTCATCGCGGGTGTGCACTACAGCGTGAACGCTTCAGGGCGTCGGATCAGTGCGACGTCGCAAACCATGGAACACGATGGCAAAGAGATTCTGAAGGACAAGATCGGTGGCTTGGCGAATTACACCCGCTATATCCAATCGATCATTCCTGACAAGGGTTCATTCTTGCGGGAAGAGTTGCTGATCGTTATCGAGAAACTCATCAACACCATGCCACCTCATCTGTTTCGCGGGACGTTGGAGTATCTCTCAGAGAACTTCCAAGGGCACCGAGCAACTGAGCTGCAAGATCTGGTGAAAGAGATCATGGTGCATTGCTTTGACTACCTCGCCCACAATACTGATTCCATCCAGCATAGCCATGACCTGGCCGGCCTCTTAGCCAGGCTTCGCGGGGTTTACCAAGCAGCACGTTCTACCGACCCTGTGTTAGGGGAAATCCGTCAACGGACAGAGCAATTGGTGAAAGATGCAACCGGAACACGTAACGTGAGTCTGTTGCCGCCAATTCGCACGGGTGTGTTGTTGTACATCACACTGCGGGCTTTGTCCAAACGACATTACGCAGACAGTTAAGGACTAGCTCCTGAAGGGCTGGTGAAATTATGGGTACTTTGAAAAACCTTGTTGGCGCGTATCTCTGGCTACTGGAGCGGATTCGTGGTACTAAGTCCGTTGTCGAAGTCAAACGCACCAGCAATGAATTGGGGAGTTTAAAAGGTTTTGCCATCCGTGGTTTTGAAGTGGCGATTTACTGCCAGCGAAAAGAATACAGCATCCGCTACGATCGTTGGTATATCCGTGATCGGACCCGCATGACGTACAACGTATTCTCCGTTGTCAGTAACGACGCTCCTAAAGCACTACGCATTGCCTGCGAGCTAGACGTTGACCTACCTGCATTAGTGAGCAACTGGAATTTTGATAACGAAATTCGTCGGACCCAAGTGCATGCTTATTTGGATCTGTTGGAAAAACGCATGCTGCAACACGAAACGATTAGCGCATAAACCTCTTCCTAGCTTCCCGTGAAGGAGGCTAGGGAGAGTATGCTGCTTTAACGCCAGGCGTTGCGTCGGTTTAAGCCCATCATGTCACGGTAGTAATCGTTATCGTTCTCAGACGTCGTCGTGATCCGGTTGCTATTCATCTGCAACCGTTTCTTCTTCTTGTCTTTGATTTCCAAAATGAATTGGTCGATATTGGTTAAGTGACCTTGACTGTAGACCATTCCCCGTGCAGCCATCCGGATCTGGTGTTCTAGCTTATCAGCCAGGTAAGGATCCGAGGTTTCTTCTAACTGCACACTTAAGTCTTGCACTTGGTTTTGCAACTCTTGTTGCTTTTGGTGAGCGAGGTATTCTTCATACGTCATGGCTTTCTCATCGCCGATCTGGGTCATGATGGACGAAATGCCGTAATGCATCATGTTCTTGCCGTTCATCAAAAACCACACCGCCATCAGCCAAGCAATGACCATGTCGTCGTGCTTACCGTTGCCGTGATCGACACGACCGTTCTTGGACTTCAAGCCCGTGATCTGACCGATGAGTTTCTTGTCGTAGACTTTATCCCCACCCCGTTTAGCTGCCTCTTGCAGTACTGTGCCGTACAACTCACTGCGCGCAAAGCGACCTGAACCCGAGGTGTTGAAACCAAACGTGTCTTTGTTCAAGGTGTAGAGCTGTTCGTCACGACGACCCAAAGGCACCCGCAGCATCTCGTAACGGTCTGGGTTGACATCACGGTCTTGCACGATCAAGTTAAAGATCCGTTTGAAAGGGTCTTCTCCCATGGACGGCAACAATTGACAGAGCACGTCGATGATAAAGGGACCGGACGATTTACTCTCAATGATCAAGGTCACGTTCTTGTTCTCAACGAGATACACGGCCAACCAGTTAGCGTACACCAGTAAGTTCGTTTCATTCACCGCAGCAGCTGCCACCACGTCCAAGGTATCAGCGTCTACCCACACCATCGCGGTATCATCGTTACCACCGGCGTTCGAACTATCGACAGAGAGAATGGTTTTGTTCATTGCCATGTAACGTGCGACGTCCTTCTCCGCAACGTTCCACTTGATGACGTATTTCTGTTGTGGGAAGTATTGGTCGTACACGATGTCGTTCTGAGAAGCGACAATGCGTTTCAAGACAGCTGGTTTGAGTGGATGGGATTCCGTACCCGAGGTCCAGACGTTGAAGTAATCTCGGTCAGCCGCATCGCCTTCTGAGTTTGACTCACGCATCTTTTCCCAGAGCCATTCATCGGTTTTACCCAACTGACGGTGAGACATGATGATCGAGATACGGAAGTTACCATGCCCGCCCTTGCGAACAAAGATCTCCAGCTCTTCTGCGTTGGGTTGATCAAACACCAGTTCCGACCAGGTCATCGATTCAACGATGTAGTTCTTGTAGACGAATGCACCTTCTTCGGTGTCGAGTTTACCTGCCGTCGTCGTAACGATGTTGCAGTAAGGCGTACCAGCTGCTTTGGCCCGGTCTCGCACTGCGTTACCTGCCGAGAACATGGCCGGAATCGAGATGTGTGCATTGACACAGAACGGTCCCTCATCGACGTGGTTAATTGGGCAACCGAAACCTCGACCCACGTTCAAGGCGTCTTTCTCGGACGAACGTGGCAAGAACGTCTTGAGTTTATTCTCAAGCAGATTAACCGTGATCTCTTCGGTGTTATTCGAGTCAGTGCGTTTGTTGCGAAGATCAAGGTACTCCGGGAGCTGATCGAAAATCTTCTTGACGATGTCGACTGATTCTTTACGGAGTTTTTCGTCCTTGGTCAGCATGTTCACCAGCGTACCTTGACAGAGCACGGTTAAGAGATATACGTAAAGCTCGTAGACGGTATACGACTTACCCGTTTGACGCGGTTGAATCAAGCACATGGTGATGTGATTGAAGAAGCACCACCACATGGCGATGTTACCACGGTTCGCTTGCAGGGGAACTGCGGCACCCCCAGCTTGCGGCGGGATCCGGGCAACTTCACGGAAGTAGTACCAAGGGTTCACCTTGCACTCCGCCGCAATCATGTCGATCTCGTTTTGCGTCAAGTTCGGACTATGCGGGTCAATAAACTCTAACGCTGGATTAATCAACGCCAAATGAAAGACGTGATTTTTGATACCCATCGCTTTGTATGTTTTCGCTAAGTGCACCCACGACTCATTACGCGTGGTGAGATGCACTATCGCACTGGGGTAATACTCCCAGTCTTTCTCGAATAAGATCATGTTTCACTTTCAAAAACAACATACTCCCACAACCTCCTCGCCACCGAAGCGGCAAGGAGTTGGAGTTTAACTGTTAAAGCTGCTGATAGACAGGCATCGCGCTGATGGCGAGCTGGATGTCAGTGTCCGGGGTACGGCTGAAGAACTTGATGAACACCGTGCCGCTATTGGGGATCGTGTAGTTGAGAGCCAACACATCGTTCCATTTAGCGATTGGGTAGTCCACCGACCAGCTGTTGGTGCAGATCGAGAAGTGCGTTGGGTCTGGTGCCTGAACTTCGCGGGAGATGTCCGAGAGCGGTTTGGTCAACCGGTAGATTCGCGTCAGCCAGTTTGCCAGTACCGTCTCGCCGCAGGTGATGTCCAGCGTCATCAAGTTCTGGTTGATCAACACTGACTTGGCGAAGTTGTCTTCACCGAAGAGTGGGTCTTGGTGCGGCATGAAACCGATCGCCCAGTTCGACGCTCCGCGCACCGTACCTTCTTGACGCAGTACGATGTCGATCGCCTGAACGTGATTGAGGGCCAGGCCGGATGGATTGACACTCTTCAGGTTGATCGTCACACCGAGTGACTGTTTGGTGCCGTAACCCGTTGGCAAGAACGGCGGTGAGTTGTCGTTGATGCGCACGTATGGCGTAACTAGCATCGCAGTGCGACGGTCCATGTCGTAGAGCCACCATTCCAGACGATAGCCCTGGACGGCATCTAACCACACTGGGTAAGCAAACAGCTTCGGCGAGTACATGCCCTCGTAGTTGGTGGTGATCGCGTTGTAGGTACGCGTTACAGAGCCTGCCAGCGTGGTTTGCAAACCATACGCCACTTCACCTGGCGCCAGTTTGTAGTCCAGGACCAGTTCAAACTTCTGACCGGCGTAACTGGCTACGAAGTTATCCAACCCACGCAGTGAGAAACGGGTGTTGTTGACGGGGTAACGGTTCTTGCTGCCATCGCTGTAACTGACCACACCGATTAACGACAGACCGTTCACTGGCACGTTCACTGGGTACTTCAACAGGTTCGGATCCGATGGCGCAATCCACGGTGATTCCAGCGCGATGTTGACGACGTATTTCGAAGATGCATCAGCAGCTGGCACGAACTCAGTGTTCTCTACCAGCAATTGCACTTTGGTGACTTGGTGACCCGCATCGGAATACGCAATCAGCACCACCACTTCACCGTCTGGAATATCTTCAGTGGTGTAGCACATCGGGAACGACTTCACTGTGCGGTTGTCGCCTGTCGTCTCAGACAGCACCATCGGTACAGAGGTACCCACCAGCTCATTGGACTGATTGTACATCTGACTGATGGCTTTAGCGTCACCCGTGATATCAGAACCACGGAAGATCGTAAAGCGCTCGGCTTCAACCGTGTAGCTGTGCAGACGGGAATCGACAGTCAGCGTGTGCGGCATGACTTTCTTGTTCAGGTAAACGCGGAAGGTGTCTGCGATCGAACCAGGACCCACACCCAAAATCACGTCAGCGTTAGTGAACTCTTGGTCTTGCGCCAGTGCGGTGCGTTTGGTGAAGTGAGGAACGAGCGTCGTGGCGTCAATCGCGTCGACGATGTATTGCTCGTTGGAGTCCACGTCAACGACGTAGTCTTTCACTTTCGGAACGTATTTCCCAGCACCTTTCGTCAAGGGGCCTAAGAACAGTTCGTGCAGCGCCCAGATCGTCCAGCGACCATCCGGATCGTACACCGGTTTGATGTTGTCCGAGCCAGCAATGTTTACTGCGATATAATCAGCCATGTTTTCTCCTTACACCGTCGCAGTGACAAAACGCGACAGGCTAGCGGCATTGTTTAAATAGAGATCGACTGCCCGGTACAGGAAGCGATACTGAAAGAGAGTGAGGTCAGTGACAGTGTCTTTGTAATACGGTTGCACACTGACAAAGTCCAGGTCCACAGCATTCGGTTCCCGCGTGGGTTCGAACGGCAAGAACTTTTCGTAGTAACGACACATGTCTCGCACCACGTCGTCATTGTACTGACCGTTGATGCGGTTGTCGTTAAACAGGCCGGATTTAAGATCGTCGATCAGTGCCGAGATAAACGGGCTATAGACCGGATACAACGACGGGATAACGTCCAGTTCCGTGAACGTCGGGGCTGGTAACTTCATCGTGAGGTAATCCGAGACGTGCTGGTCTGTCACTAATGCCGCATCACGCAGCTCATACGTTTTTGCATTCGTGGTGCCGCGTAACGGTACGACCACATCCCGGATTACATACGGCGCACCATTCGGCACACCTGGCACGTTTACCCCGCTATGATTTTCAGCGAAAGTCAATTCGCTTCGGTCGTACACTGCGCCGCCGATGGCGATGTGCAGAACCTTGTCATCACGAATGTCAAACCGATCGTTGTTAGAGAGCACGCCGTGTGAAACGAAACCTCGGTCTCCCAGCGCTGTACGGGTCATGTCTTTCTGACTGTGACCGCAGAAACGCACCGTGATGAGTTGATTTACTTTCGTCAGGTCGATAAAGCGTTTGTTGATTACTACCACCAACGGGAAGTTGACGATATAGTCCACACCTTCAACTAACGCGTAGCCATTCATGAAGATGTCGAGCTCACCCATCGCCACCTGCATCAACGTGTTGGTAAACCCATCGGAACGTTTTTGTTCTGATGACAACACGAAATCGATTACGCCACGCTGCACTGGAAGATCAAGGTTATAGCACAGGAAGTCCCGGTTCGAACGCACCATGGTGTACGTTGTGTGGGTGTCAGTTAACCAGGTTAAGGTGTTCGCTGCGTTGACGACGTAAAGGTGACCGTCTGTGACGTCTTGCCAGTTGTTGTCCGGCAGGGTGTTATAGATCCCGCAGATATACATGCGGTAATCCAAGGTCTTATCGAGTTGCACGGCTTGGGCACCGTAACGCTCATCGAGTCGAGTCAGACCGTACCCTGTCAGGATTTCCACCATGTGGGTATTGGTGTTGCGGGCTAACCAACTCGCGCCATTGGTGTGGGTATACCAACCCAACAACTTGCCCTGGAAGTCGTATTCAAAGACCGTGGAGCGGTATTGCAGATTCACGGGAATGTCAACGACGACTTGGTTGTTCACGTTCTTGCTAAACTGGGGCGTCGGCGCTAGCAGCTGACTCATGGCGTTATAACCGTAAGCTTGCTGAACCATTGCTGGTGTAATCTGAACGATGGCACTACGCATCACTTCGGTGTACTTCGAAGCTTCCAGCGTTGCTGCTTGCCATTCTGGTACGGTAGCGTCAATACCCACCATCGCCGCTAAGATCTCATCATCGGGCAGCTTGTAGAGTTCTTTGATGCGATTCGTTTCATTGACCAACGAACGCCGCCAACCAGATTTACGCAACTGAATGCGCAGCGTGACATTGTTAATGTCAGGCCAGTTTTGGTCTTCTGCGTAAGCTGCCAGGTAAGCGATGCAAAGCGCGTAGTCCGCATGCGTGATTTGGCGCAGCGCGTCTGGGGCATTGCGGTGGAAGTAAATGCCTTTGTACTGACCGTTGGCGTCTTTGAGATAAGCGAAGACATCAATGTCGTCTTGGTACGTGATGGTGGTTTTCAGTGCCGCGAGAGGATGCACCAGGTATTTGCGTTTGGTATCCAACTCGCTATCGAATACCGCTAAGTCACCCACCCGAATTTCTTCTGTAGCGTAGATTGCGCCATCGTAAACGAATTCAGCTACGTCGTTTACATTCACTGTCAAGAGGTTAATTGCGTTAACCAGGTAACCGTTCACGAAAGCGTAAGTCGACCCTTTTGCAGCGTAGATGTTGTACTGGTTCTGCAACGCCAGAATCGCTTCAGTGGAATTTAAGATTCCACCTTTGACAACGATATAATCGACAGCAGGGTCGCGCCGCACACTACCGAAGTAAGCGTTGTGATAAACCCGCATAAAGAGGTCTTCGGTGTTGTAATTGATGTCAAGTTTGTTGTACGCCTGTACAGCCACGGTCAAGTCACCATCCTCGGTAACGGTATACCAGCACAGCGAACGCGGGGATTGCACCCCTTTGAGGTTGTACAAGTCAACGATCGACTCTTCCGCAATACAAACGTCTGCCATTCGTAACCACAGCCCCGCTACAGCTGGCATGGTCAACCCCAAATGGCGTGGTGAAATGCCGCCAACTTGGTACACGTGAAACAGAACGTTTGCAACCGGGAGGTTATACTGACGCCACATGACAGCCACTTTTGTATAGACGCCCCCGTAGCGGGTGATCTTTGCCAACTTGACGATCTGTTGCATGTCTTGCGTTGGCGTGCACCAAATATTCTGCACAGCCTGTTGGACAAGGTAATCAGACATGTTGAGCCTTACAAAGAAAGAAATAAAAAAAGTCACCACCCAGACCGATCTCTCGATCCAGATGGTGAGCAGACTTAAAAGGCGATGCCTTGGTTCTGGAGCAGCATAGCGGAGTCTGGTGCCGACGATTTGATGAGCATGGTCAGTTTACTGAGTTGCTCTTTGAACTGGTTGCGCTCAACGATCTTCGACAGGCCAACTTTGCGCATGGCTTGGTTGGTGTGCGCTTCAAAGACCAGGCTCAGCCAGGTAGGAGGATGCTCCATTGCCACAGCGCAAAGTTCGATCGCGTTATCACCGCCCCAGGTCCCGCCCATCAAGGCCACCATCAAACCAGCGTTGAGGTTTTCCAGGCGCACGTTGTTCAGTGCGTTCTTGGCTTTGACGCAGAAGTCTTCCAGCGAGGTGATGACTTTGGTCTGCTCGTAGAGTCGGTTCACTTCGGTGATGTTTACCTTCATGGCGCTAGCGATGCCGGCCAGGAAACGTGGATCGAAATCGGTGCCGTCAACTTGATTGGACTGGTAGAAAATGGCTGCGACGATCATGAGATCGATCTTGGCTTTTGGATCGAGGCTGTACTTGAACGCTACCGTCTCGGAGATCCAGCTGGCGAAAACAGCCATGGCCATTGGGTTCACGTTACGGAACACGCCGGCGCCATTGGTCAGCCAGAGCGAGGTCAAGGCTGCACGGCAAACGATGTTCTTGAAGAGGGTGGAATTCGTGATCTTGAACTGACCTTCTTTGATATCAAAGCGCCCAGCGTTACGCACGTCGATGGCCAGCAACGGCTCGTTGCGAATCTCGTTGGAGTGCTTGATTTCTTCAGCGTGGTGTTTGTTGATATAGACAGCGTGCTTGAACGCTTTGACTTCACCGGACGCACCTTGACCGCTTTCGACGTAGACAACACTGTCGGCAGTAGGAAGGTAATCGCGTAGCTGCGCTTCCTGAATAGCGTCAATGACGCCACGCATCGGAAACATATTGCAGGCCGTGGTGTCATAGGCCGTGTTGAAAACAGTCATGTTACATGTCCTTGTGACAAATTCGTTATGATGAAAATATATTTAACACCCTAATGCGCCCGACATTGTATGTTAAATCAATGTCGAGTTCCGCTCTGGTTGTTTTAACTTTACAGGTAGGATTAAAGACGACCTGCCAGTATTTTTTTAAGATTACTATGATGCTGGGCATCGACTTCGAAACAATACCGAAACCATACCATTCATTATTAGCGACAGGACCCTGACATAATGAACATCACTAATGCCGTACCCCAATCGAACAACCTCGGTATCAACGACGTGTCAGGCCGGAAGCTGAATCCTCAGCCACTGAACCTGCCTTCGCACCTGCCGAAACAATTCGGCTTCACCCAAAAAGGTAAAGCCAACAAGAGCCATCTCGTCGTCGGTGATAGCCGCACTTCGATTTATGGCGCCGCAAGTTTCGACCCTCTCGGTCCTTTCTTCAATCACGCCACCGTCTTCGCTAACGCGTTCAACAGCGTCGGCAATGCCGTGATGTTTGAACGCGTTCTGCCACCTGACGCCAAGCCGGCTGCTGCACTGCGTCTGTCGCTCGATATCCTGGCCACGCAAGTGCAGGACTTCCTGCGTAACGCCGACGGCACCTACGCTATCGACGTGTCGGGTAACAAGATCCCAACGGCCAACAAGACCGCTGGCTACCTGGGTAAGTGGGTTGCAGAAATGATCCCTGTCGTTGATGGCGTGCGTGCGTTCGGTCAAGGCCAAACCACCGCTGGCGATCAAACCGACAGCACCTCGAACACCCAGTCGACGCGTTATCCGTTCATGGACTTCATGGTCTCGAGCGAAGGTGAATGGGGTAACAACCAAGGCATCAGCATCGCGGTCAACACCGCCATGTCGAACACGCCAGTGGACAGCCGCCTGATCGTCGATCAAAAGGTGTACCCGTTCCAGATCAGCGTCAAGTCCCGTCCGGATTCGCTGACCACGGCTACCATCGCGCCAACCCTGTCCGGTTCGCAAAATGTACCGTTCGTGCTGAAACCACGTACGATCGATCGCAACAACGGCGGCCAGATCTCGCTCGCTGACGTGTTCGTGCGCGCTTACAACGATACCTCAACGCCAGGCTTCTCGCCGACCTACGGTTCGTTCGACAAGCTGAAAGTTTACGACAACAACGTTGCGACCGTACTCGGTCTGATCTACGCCACCGAATTTGCACACTCCGATCAATTCAGCGACCTGACCGGTGAAGACGATGAAATCTATCGCCTGAACCCATTTACCGCTGTGTCGTCACTGAACGCGCCTTACCGCACGTTCCAACTGGTGACCGGTGCGCCAAACAGCATCCGTCTGGTTGACAGCGCGGTGGTGTTTGCCAAAGACGGTTCCGACGGTACGATGAACGATGAAATCTTCGGCACGGCTGTTAAAGCCAAGCTGCTGGAATACGGCGACAAGAACAGCGTGCGTCAAGATTCGGTGATGAACCCAGAAAACATCATCTGGGATTCGGGCTTCCCGCTCGATACGAAGAAAGCCTTGGCTAACTTCATCGCTGTGCGCAAAGGTACGTTCGTACAAGCTGCTTCTCACGTGGCCGGCGGCGTTGACCTGACCGATGAGCAAGAGCGTTCGCTGGCGATCACCCTGACCGCTGCGTTCCAGAACTTCCCAGAATCGGAATACTACGCTACCCCAACGGTACGTGCTTCCGTGATCGTGGGTTCGGCTTACCTGCTCAATAGCACCTACACCGGCTCGCTGCCGATGTCCTACGACCGCGCTCTGAAATGGGCTGGTTACATGGGTGCGTCGAACGGCAAGTGGATTTCGAACAAATCCCCAGACGTCTCGCCAAACAACCAGGTCGCTACCATGCGTGACCCGAACGTGGTGTCGCGTCCGTACAATGCTCGTGCAAAAGACTGGGCTGCAAGCATGGTCTGGCCAGAAGCGTACAGCATGGACATGATGTACTTCCCGCAACACCAGACCGTCTTCCCAGACGACACCTCGGTGCTGAACAGTGCTATCACGGCCTTTGCCTGCGCTACGCTCATCGCTCTCGGCGAGAAAGCCCATCGCGACAACACCGGTCGCAGCGACCTGACCAAAGATCAGATGGCGGAGTCGATCGACAACAACATCCTGGCACAAGTCAAGGACAAGTACGATAAACGCTTCCTGATCGTTCCAGTGACGGAATACACCGCTGACGACACCCAGCGCGGCTACAGCTGGACGACGACCATCAAGCTCGGCGGCCCGAACATGATGACCGTGCAAACGCTGACTGTTCAAAGCTACCGCAAAGACGACCTCGCGGCCGCCACGGCTTAACGCGATCATTCCAAAGAAAGGTAACACTTAAATGAATCGTCCTCAAGGCACCATCCTGCAACAGGGTTCCGCCTACGGCCTGGGCATCAACGCTCCGATGACTGACCTGGGCTTCGGTGGCCAGATGGGTTGGTCACCGGAACAAGCTGCCTGGGTCAGCAATCAGGCGTACGTTCGTCGGCACCTGATTCCGATCCTGATCCAAGCGCCTCCACTGTTCAACTACCTGCCACAATCGCAATCGTGGGTTGCTGCTCTGCGCGGCATCATCGAGACGCAGTGGCTGCAAGTTGACGGTCTGGCACGTGGTCTGGAAGCGAGTTTCACTTCCAACCCATTTGGCGGTTCCGGTCAAGAGCAGCAAGATCTGACCAACGTCAAACGCGCCCAGTCGAAGCCCAAGCACACCCTGCTCGAGCGTCCAGGCAACCCAATCCAGCGCTTCATCGAGAACTGGATGATCTGGGGCGGCATGGATCCAGACACCAAGTTCCCAATGGCAGCTACCCTGCCATCGACTGCGGCAATGGACGACCTGATGGCTGACATGGTCACCGCAACCGTACTGTACATCGAACCAGACCAAATGGGCCGTAAGGTCAACAAGTCCTGGCTCGTGTTCAACATGTTCCCAGAAAGCACGGGCGACATGATCGGTTCGGCTGACAAGACGCAAGACATGCAAACGCAAACCGTGGATGTCCAGTTTACCGGCCTCCACCAAGTTGGCGCAGGCGTCGATGCGTTCGCTCAGCGTATCCTGTCGGCAATCTCCCTGACCGGTGCCAACCCGAACATGCGTCAAGCGATGGTCGACGACATCAGCGCCGACGTACGTGCAGCGCCAGGTGGTTTCATGGCTGGTGTTCAGAACACTGCCAACCAAGCAATCATCCGCTAACTAGCGGCATACTCCACTACTCCCGCTTCACGGCAGGAGTAGTGGAGGTTATGCCGTTTCAACGCTATTAGAGGGCCCTAGGAGACGTCTAGAAATACAGGGAGTAGATTCTTGTGACGGCATAAAGAAAAGAGCGCTATGGCTCTCTGCTGTAAAGAACCAAAAAAAGAAGCGAGGTCATAAATACCACCCCCGCCGATAGGCGAGAGTGGCATCTACTTAACACTGGCTGGTTGGACTATCGTCAGGTTAGCCTAAAGGCTGTGTGACCCTTGTTACCATCAACCCAAAATGGTTTCTACCTCGATCGGGTACGTCGTTAAACGCTCCGCATTAGGTCCTTCCCATCTTGCACTGATGTTTACTACACCTAGCTACGCTTGATGAGGACTCATAGGCCCCGTGTCGTTGCCGACTAATGAGAATGTTTCAAACGCTCTAGGGTGCTATGGGTAGCGATAACTTTCGTCATGCGCTGCCCGCGAGTATGGTTCACCTGGTGCGCGTCGATCCGGCAGGATAACGTCCAGGTGAACTCATTTAAAACTTGAGAACGGAAGGGATTCGAACTCTTGACAATGACGTTATAGGTCTGCAGGGACCAACGCCAACGCTACCTGCGTACCTGACAGCCGCTCAGGAACCGTTCTCAATCGAACCGTGAGGCTCTATGCTTGCCTATAAAGCTTGTCCGTCCTAAGACGGGGATAGGGAGCACTAACTCCATTCACTACATCGAATCGATGGATTACCGGGAATTGAAACGTAGTTACCGGTCACCAATTCTAACATTTACCCGTAGTGGGTTCTGGCTCAGCCAAGGGAATGCTAACTCCTTATATCAACATGAAGCAAAGAATGCTTAAAGACTTTCAGTACCTTCCGCGGTGAAAGAAAGACCTCTACGCTACCCTCGCCTCACATCAATTCTTGCACAGCGCCGCGTTTCTGTCTGTGGGGTCAAGGACCCAACGCGGTGCCATTTATTTCTTGGACTGCTGCCGATGCCAACTAGGGGGACGAGTCCTTGTAGTCCGATTCAGTGGCGTCAAGCAGCCGCCGGCGCCGTGGATTTACTTGTTGCCGAACAATGCAGCCGCAGCGGCTTTTTGGCGTTTGCCAACTTTGTTCAATTCGCCGATCGAGCTGTCGAAGCCGGTGACGATGGCTTTGGTCGCGATGGTGCCGTAGACAATTTTCTTTTCTGGCTGCTGGCCTTCTTTTGGCAAGCCGGCGTTGCGCTCGACTTCGCGGGTCCAGGTGACATCCAGGCGATTGCGGCCAGCCATTGGCAGCGAGGCCGACACGGTGTCGAGGCCTTTGTGTTTGCCGGCAGCGGTCAGCGCGGCGGTAGCGACAGCGTCGACGAAGCCGGCGGCCAGGTGAGCTTCGTAGTCGTGGACGGCGCGGCATTGGGCCATGGTCAGGTCTTGCGGCAGCAGGCGCTCGT